GTAGACGTATTGGCCGTTGGAGTTGATTGTTTTGCTGGTGTCGATGGTGAACCAGTTGCCGTTGCCGTTGAAGCTGCACTCGAGAGCGAGTTGGAAGTTGGCGCCGCCGGTTACGGTGGCTGCAAATGTATAGCTGGAGGTTTGGGCGTTTACTTCCATCCAGTCGTCGACGGCGGTAAGGGTGCCGCCGGTGTATTCGACGATGTTGGTGAAGGGGTCTTTGGCGGTGTTGGTGACGGCGGCCATGGTTATTTGCTCCGTTTTTTGGCGGTTTTGGCGGAGGCTTTGAAGGCGGCGGCGGTGGGGGCGCCTTTGGAGCCGGGCTTGCGCATTTTTTCGCCGCTGCCGGCAGCGATGCGCTTGCGCTTGGCCCGGATTGCGTCGTAAAGGCCAGGATCTCCTGGCTTTTTGCGTGGCATGACGGAATCTCTTACTTACAGAAGTCTACATCCAAGTTTCCGTCAAGGTCTCCCAGATGCCGAACAACAGCACGACATACGTCAAAAAACACTTCACCGGGTATGTCGCTTTTCATTCTGTTAACGATATTACAAACAAGTATGGTATTTTCTGCTGTATATCCTATAGAATTATTTATACGTTCCACTGAAACTGAATTATATCGCCCCGGCGCTGTTGTCATTTCAAATCCTGTATAAGCGCAGATGCCGTTCTGTGTCTGCCAGGCGTCGGTTAAATTTTTTGCTGTAATAGAACACTCGTGCTTTCTCTTTTCTGCGTTTTTGCGGCAAGAACTTAGGAAAGTGCTTACGCGCCCTTCAAAGCTGCTGTACTTCTTAGTTCTAGACCGTTGGTTGCCTTCTTTGCAACAACTTTTACACCAAGAGTGATAGCCGTCTTTTGTCTGCTTGTGCTTAAAAAAGTTATTGATATGTGTTTTTACTCCGCATTTAGCGCAGACTTTTTCCTGTGTATCAGGATAGTACCAGGCTCGCTTGGTGTTGTTGGCGTATTTAGAGCGTTCAGGACCGGCAGACAAGGGTTTTATGCGCTACTGGTTACAGTATACGCATAAAACCCATTACTTTTTACCTTTTTTGCGGGGTTTTTTGGTCATTCCAGCTTCGGACATGGCGATGGCGATGGCCTGTTTGCGGGATTTCACCACGGGGCCTTTTTTGCTGCCCGAGTGGAGTTCGCCTTTGCCGTATTCGCCCATGACTGTGGCGACTTTTTTCTGGGCTTTGGTGGGTTTTTTGGCGGCCATGGCGTCCCAGGTGGGTTACCACACACGATAGTTGGTCTTGCCGAGGGATTCTGGTTTGGCGAGGTTGAAAGTTTGGAGGCAGAGGTAGCCGAGGGCGTCGAAAGCGTGGTCCACGCCGAGGTTTTTGTTGGGGAGGCCGGTGCCGGGGGCGTAGGTAAGGGTGCGGAGGGATTTGATGAGTTCTTTGCAGCGGGGGTGGATGAAGAGGCGGCGGGTTCCAGTGGCGTCGAGGAGGGCGGTGTTGACGCAAGTGATTTTGTCGCGGATTTTCCAGGGGGAGCGGGGACTGGAGACGGTGAAGCCGGACTTGCGGAGGATGTTGTGGTCGGTGGCGCCGACGCCGGAGGTTTTGCGGGCACCGCCGGTGGGGTCGGGGCAGGCGATGATGCGGCGTTCCACGCCGAAACGGGACTGGATTTCTTCGCAGAGGTCCCAGGTGGTGGCGCCGCCGGTCATGATGACCTCGTCGAAGATCCAGAGGACGTCGCCTTTTTTGACGCCGCAGACGGCGGACATGGGGTCTATGTTGAAGTCGACGCCCAGGAGGAGGGGGAGGACGGGGAGGTCTTGTACCAGCTTGTCGATGTTGTCGTCGGCGAAGCTGATGGCGACGAGGCCGCTGAGATTTTCGAAGCTGGCCTCGAATTCTTGACGGAAGGTGCGGGCGTCGAGTTGGGCGCGGGCGGCCTCGATTTCCTCTGGGGGGACGTTGTCGCCTTCGATGGTGGTGAATTGCCAGCGGCTCCAGTCGGTGTCGCCACTGTCGGCGTATTGCCAGAGTTCGTAGAACCAGCTGGCGGTGCCGTCGGGGGTGGAGATGAAGAGGGCCCAGCCCTGTTTGTCGGCGAGGGCGGGGCGGATGACCTCGAACCAGACCTCGGCGTCCATGAAGGCGGCTTCGTCGAGGACGACTCCAGCGAGGCTTCGGCCGCGTAGGGCCATGGCGTTTTCGGTGCCTTTTAGCTCAATCGTGCTGCCGTTCACCAGCTCGATCTTGAGGTCGGTCTCGTTTTTGCTCTTTATCCAGGCCTTGGGGACCAGCTTTTTCATTACTTTCCAGGCGATGTCCTTCGCCATCCGGTATGTAGGGGCCGCGTAAAAGAATGTTTCGCCCGGTCGCTCGATCGCCCCACGCAGCAATTCGATACATGAGAGGTAGCTTTTTCCGAAGCGGCGGCCTGCTACCAATACTCTGAAGCGTTTGCGGCTGGAAAATACCTCGCCCTGGGCGTATCTCAGGGTTAGCGCACCAGCAGAATCGGGCATTTCTATTTTTGGGGGTACCTTCTAGGGTAGTACAGAGAATCGACCACTGCCCCCCCCCCCCCCTTGGGCGTGTGTAACAGTAAGAAGAATTGAGAATGTGTCAGTAGGTTCCCTGGCCCCCGCTGAGGCCGTAACAAAACGTAACCTATCCCCCGGCTGGGGGAGTGGTTCGTATGTACTAGCCTAGCAGGCTAAGCTGCCGGATCGGCTGATCGGCGGCTTAAAGGGCGTCGGAATCAGCGACCGAACAGCTGGAGCCGGCAGGATGCGGCCGAGTCTCGGGTCTGGCAGCGTGCCAGCAGCTGGGCATCCTGGGCTGCGGCGCTGATGCCCGGCAGGATGCCAGCGAGGAGAGCGGCGGCGACTCGATCGGTGGGGGTCATGGCGTGGTGTGCCTGGTACCCTCACACACTAGACACGGCAGAGACCGCGGCAAGGCTGCAACGTTCCAGCGTTCACACTTTGTAACAACCGCAGAGGCTCAGGCCTGCCGCTTGTCTTCGACCGTGATGTTGAGCGTCGGGGCTGCCGCGGCTTGTTGCTCTGGCGCGGCTTCACCGATAACGGCGCCCATGTCTTTTAACAGCATGGCAACAGTTTGCAACTGCCCTTTTGCCATGGCCTTTCTACAGGCAGATAGACGAAGTGCCTGTATTTGGTTCAACAACTCTCCGCGGGTTGCTATTTGCTCTGTCTTTAACAGTTCGGTTGCGCGACTGTAGTCTTCGTCTGCTGTGCGCTGAGACACACCGAAGCGATCTGTTAGCTTTGCGGTTATCTGTCTTCGCGTGCCGCCATTAAGGATCTCTGCATAGCACCAGTTAGCCCGCTCCTCAACACGGACAGAGGACCCCTTGCCACCGCGCCACCGCTTGGACTCATCGTTCGACACGTTGGTCGGCTTCGGTGTGTTGGTCGCATCAGTGTCGGCCACGGTTAGACGTCAAGCTATCTGGCCCCATGCTAACCTCCGCACTCTCACGTTTTGCAAGCGAGCGGAGCGAGCGCAGCAAAAAGCCCGGCAGCCTGGCCGGGCCCGGTAGGGTCTGCAGTGTGCCAGTCAATAGGACGGGATCAGGAACGCAACGGTACATGAGCCGATCGGCCTAAGCTCGAATCCCTCGCCGTAGTCGAACGTACGGCAACGGCAACCGGTCAAACCGAGAGCAGCCTTACCAGCCGCTACGATCTGACGTCGCGTCGCGTCAGCCGGTAGCTCGAAACTCTCGCGGTTGACCCATGAGTAGTTTGCCTCACCGCCGAACGTGTCAGTTAGTTCGGCCTGCCAGAGAGTCTGCATCGCTCAGGCCTCCAGCTCAGCAGTGATCAGTTCGGTCACCCGCTCCAATACATCAGCCGGCCGATGAGCGTAGGCCAGCAGCGCCCAGCCCATTAGGTGGTGTTCGTGGTAGCCGAGGTTAGGCGCGCCGTTGCTGCAGAGCGGTTCGCCAAACTCATCGGCGCTGTAACCGATGAGATCTAGAAACAGAGAGGCCGGTGTGGGGAACTGGTAGTTTGT